CTTTAGTTGATGCCACTAATCCTTCTATTCTAAATACAATTCAACGAGTCTTTGTACAAAAACGATTAACACCAAATGTTGGTTATCCACAAAAATATACTCTTGAATTTTCATCTCCATTCTCATCTAATATTGCTGCTGGAGCATCAGTAATCGATTCAAGCGAATTTATTATGAATGGCTTTAATCATAAGATGCAAGATGTCCCAACAACTGATCCAAATATTAGAAAAGTTCAGTTATATAGAATTTCAAATAACCAAAAAATTATTACTACAGTAGATGCTGGTACAGTTAATATTAAAACAGGTACTGTAGAACTTACTAACTTTAATCCTGACGGTGGAGTAGTTGGATCATATGCATATATAACAGTAACAGGTACACCAAGCTCAAATGACCTAGCACCAAGAAGGAATCAATTGCTTCAAATTGATCTTCTACAGACAGTGGTTACTCCACAAGTTGATGAAATTGCTACAGGTTCGGTTATTGCAGGTATTGGTTACACAACAACAGCGAATAATAGTTAATGTCACATAAACTAGCAACCATAGTACCGGAGCATATTCAGCTTGAAAAACCTGAACTTATGAGGTTCATGGAAGCGTACTATGATTTTTTACAATTACCAGACCAACCAGGTGCATTCTTAAAGTCTTTACCTTCACATCGTAATTTAGATACAGTTGGTTCTGAATTTTTAGAAATGTTACAAAGAGAACTTGCTGTTCCAATTCCGGAAAATGTTGCTGCTGATAAATCTAAACTATATAAAAACATAACAGATATATACCTTTCAAAAGGTGCTGAACCTTCATTTAAAGCTTTGTTTAGACTTATCTTTAATGACGATATTGAACTCTTTTTTCCAAGAGTAGATATTCTTAAGCCTTCGGATGCTAAATGGGATCCAACAAACGGCCGTTGGAAAAATGATGATGGTAAATTATCTGTTAAAAAGTTTATTCAAGACTCAAGATATTACCAGTCGTTTTCTTATGTTATTAAGACTGGACAAACAATTGATAACTGGAAAGATGTAGTTAAGAAACTATTGCATCCAGCCGGATTTGCTTTCTTTGGTGAGGTAACTATCTTCTCTGAAGCTGTCGGAGTATCAGGAAGTATAGTAAAAGCAAAAGGCGTAGCAGACTTTAGTACGCAAGATACTGGTATTCCGGTCTTTGCTGATCCAGTAGTCGTAGATGTTGCAATACCGGTGGTTGGTGGTGTTGCCCTAGATATCGAACTTACGTTCGTTCTTCAACCAATTAATCAATATGCAATAGGTCCAAACTTTTTGCATGTTGAAAAGTATAAATTTCTGCCAGACATTGGTCCTATGAGTAATTATTCAGATTTCACAATTGCTGATGCTGCTGCAGGTACTAAATTAAATATATCGTTTGAATCAGTGATTAACATCACATAACGTGTATAAATAGTTTTAACTAAATTAAATGAGGTAAGGTTATAAAATGACGGCCATCGTATCAAAACAAATTAGGGTCAATAACGCGGGGGCTTTTCGCGATGACGTAGGTACTGATAGTACTTATCTATACATCGGTCGCTCGCATAACTGGCCTAGTTCAGATACTGCAATCGCCACTCCGGTTGATACAGTATTTGATAAAAATAACGTACATCAGAATATGATTGCACTTAAAAAAGTAGCTCAGTCTGATGTTTCCCATTGTATCACTCGTTATAACTGGCTTTCAGGTACTACTTATGTAGCCTATGATGATCAGTTATCTACGTTAAGTACATCACAGTATTATGTAATTACAGACGAACTGAATGTTTATAAATGTTTGGAAGCTGGTACTGGTGCTTCGGTTGTTAAACCAACTGGACAAACCACAAATGCTGCTAACGCTGTAGAGTCTGATGGTTATGTTTGGAAATTTATGGCTACTCTTTCGGGTACACAAGCCACAAAGTTCTTAACTAACTCATTTATTCCAGTAAATGTTCTTACATCGAATGATGGATCACTTCAGTTTGATGTACAAACTAATGCTCAAAATGGATCAATTCATAGAATTGTAGTTATAAATGGTGGTTCAGGTTATACTTCAACGCCAACAGTAACAATTACCGGTAATGGATCAAGTGCTACAGCTGCAGCTACGGTCGTAGGTGGAGTAGTTACTGATATCTCAATGAGTAATATTGGTACAGCATATGATGAAGCTTTAGTTACTATTACAGGTGGTGGTGGAACAGGATGTACTGCAAGAGCTATTATTTCACCTCCTGGCGGTCATGGTGCAAATATGGCTGATGAACTTGGTGCTTTCTTTATTATGTGTAATATTAACTTGGATTCTGATGAAGGATCTGGAGACTTTCCAATTGATAACGACTTCCGTCAATTAGGTCTTATTCGTAACCCATTTAATTTTGGAACAACTGTTAATGCCACAGCCTCTACGTTACAAGCTACTCGAAATCTAGTATATGGATCTCTTGCAGGTGGAGCTTTTGCACCAGATGAAATTATTACTGGCGGAACCTCTGGAGCTCAGGCCTATATAACTTCTATAGACGTAGGAACAAGTACTATTCGATATCACCAAGATGCTACTACCGGTTATGGAACTTTCCAGGGTTCAGAAGCTATTTCAAATGCTGGAGCGGTAACAGCTAACATATCTTCACTTGGTAACCCTGAAGTTGAAAAGTTTTCTGGGGAAGTTCTTTATATCGAAAACAGAAGTGCAGTTGCTCGAGCTAATTCACAGATTGAAGATATTAAACTTGTACTAGAGTTTTAAGGTAAAAAAATAATGACAATTGATTTTAATGTATCCCCCTACTATGATGACTTCGAAACGAATGCGAAAGAGCAATACTATCGCATTCTATTTCGGCCTTCAGTGGCTCTTCAAGCAAGAGAGTTAACACAACTCCAATCTACTCTTCAAAATCAAATTAGCCAATTTGCTAATCACACATTTGAAGATGGTGCTATGGTTATTCCAGGCCAATCTGCTTTAGATAAAGAGTATGGATTCATTAAAGTTGCTTCAACATTTAACTCAGCCGATGTAGAACTATACCGGACTGAGTTTCTTGGTACATTAGTTACAGGGCAAACAACAGGAGTTGTTGCTAAAGTAGTTGGAACTGTAGCTGTATCTGGTTCTGATCCTCTTACATTGTTTGTCAAATATACATCATCTGGTACAGATAAAACTACAAAAGTATTTGCTCAAAACGAAGTTGTATTATCAAATGGATCAACTCCTCGTTCAGCACAGATTAATAACGTATCGGGTAGTGTAGGATTTGGTTCGGCTGTATCCATTCAGCCAGGGATTTATTATATCAATGGGACCTTTGCTTATGTTTTAAGCCAAACACTTATACTTGACAAATACACAAATACACCTTCCTATAGAATTGGTCTTACAGTAGTAGAAAGTCTAGTATCATCTACTGAAGATGCTAACCTTACTGATAACGCTACTGGTTCTCCAAACTTTGCGGCACCTGGTGCTAATCGTTATAAAATTCTACTTACATTATCTAAAAAAGGTTTAACTGCAACAGATGATGATAACTTTATCGAACTTATCCGTGTAGAGAATGGAGTTATTTCTAAGCAGATTAGATCAACCGAATATTCTATCCTTGAGGATACATTTGCTCGTAGGACTTATGATGAGTCTGGTGACTATACAGTTCGTCCTTTTGGTATTGATGTAAGAGAGCATTTACAAGCCGGTAACAATAGAGGAATATATTCATCTGCTGCTGGTGGTAATGATTCTAAGTTAGCCATTGGTTTAGAGCCTGGAAAAGCTTATGTCCGTGGTTATGAAATTGATACTATTGCTACAACATATCTTACAGTAGATAAAGCAAGAGATACTGCTCAATTAGAGAATAACGTTATTTCTTTTGAAATGGGTAACTATACTCTTGTTAATACAACAACAAATCTTCCTAATATTACAGATTATGAAAAGCTAGATCTTCGAAGTTCTGCTAGTACCGTAATTGGTACTGCTCGAGCAAGAGCATATGAATTACATTCTGGAACACCGGGTACTTCTGGAGCGGTATACAAACTATATCTCTTTGATATTCAAATGTCTGGATCAAACTTATTTTCTGCAGTAAATCAAATTAATAACCAAGGATCAACTGCTGGTGAATTTCTTTCTACCACTGTAAAAACAAGTGGAGTTGCGGTACTTTACGATATTAATAACAATGATTTGCTTT